GGCTGCGCAGAAATGATACCTTGATTGTTAAAGGCAGTAACGTTAGGATACAGAGTAATTGATTTGTAACAAGGTCTGTAAAGATTTACAGTACTGGCCCAGTTATTAAAATCAAAATTATCCTGTACACCCACATTGGCCAAATCTTGCGCATAGTAGCGGCTCACGTTTGGTGCAGTACCAGGTACTGATGGATCAGTGACATCATAACAACAACCAAACCATTTAATACGAGCACCGTTAGGCACTAAAATGGTGTAGTCACTATGGTCATTCCATGAGTTAGTCTGGTATGCTTCAGTTGTTACGTCGTAAGTGATTGGTGTTTTAAGCACGTCAATATTACGCATGTTGTAAACAACTTGAGTTCTCGCATCCTGTGTTGGTAAACCTGAAAATTCAGGTACTGTTGTTGGTGGATGGGTAACTTTGCACACGAATGCTTGAGATGGTGTCAAAGGTTGTCCGTGTGATTGTTCAGGCATAGAAGTAGAATCTGACGTGGGGTCAAAATTCATGCTGTTGTCTACTAATTGCTCTGTGTTGTTCATTTTGGATGATTCTTGAGATTGCTTATATTAATAAGATGGATCTGAGATTCAAAAAAGCTTGAAAGTTACGATTGAGATTAATCGGGGAATAATATGTTGTTATATTATTATAATTAGAAAAAGGGGGACTCACTTGCTCTGGTAGTTGTCAGAGTAGGTGAGTCTGTCTTCAGATGGAATAAATTGAGCATCCCGATATTTGGTAGTGCTTAATTGTATTAGATACTGATATAACAAACTCACTTGTTCCTTGTTAATTGCAACCCCCTTATCACGGTAATGTATGTAAGCACAATCCACACCGATCTTAAATTTCTCGGCAGTGTTAACCATGCTTAAAACTTCTTTTAAGTTTACACGTGATTCCTCCCACGATTCCTCGTCTTCGTACACTTTACTAACAGCCTTAACTGCCCTACGCACAACATCTGGAAAAAAACCATGTGGTGTTATAAAATTAGCAATGAATTCCGACACCCTCTCAAAGCTAATTTTTAGTTTATATCCATGCTCAGCGTATATTGCAGTTTTACGACCCGTCACGGTGCTGATCTTCTTTGCACGTATAGTGGAGTCGTCACCCTTAAACGATGCGTATAACATGTTTTCAATGCGGTATGCATAGCCAAGCACAGCCATGTTCAGAAGTGTGTTACCACAGATAGTAAGTGGTTGGCCAGAATGTTGC